AACAAAAAATTAAACGTACAAAACCTCGCAAAAATGATTTGGATGGTGTAAAAAAAGGTCGTACGTTTAAATCAACTAAAAAATAATAATATGGCATACGAAAGACAAGTACAAGTAGCTATGGAAAGATTAGATCAATCTTTGGCTAGATTATATACTTTAATTAAAAACGGAAAACAAAATGAGGCTTTAGATTTTTTACAAAACGGAGAATTAAAAGACCGTTATGAAGAGTTACAAAATATAATTAATATTTCTAATACGGGAAATATGGGGGCCAGAGGAACACAAAATACAGGAAACTTATAATATGTTATCAGCAGAAAAAATCCAATTAAATTGGGATCGTTATATCACGGAAATAAAAACTAATATATCTAAAGAAAGAACAGATATATTAATTCCATTTTTAGAAAAATATAAAGAACGACTCATGATGATGCCAGCAGCTGCCAAAAATTGGCATCATTCGGCATTTGCTGGTGGTTATGTTGATCATGTTTTACGTGTATATGATTGTGCAAATGAATTATATAAAACGTGGAAAAAAATGGGAGGAGATATTTCTACATATACCGTTGAAGAAATGCATTTTGTTGCTTTACTCCATGATTTGGGTAAGATGGGTCAACAAGAAGGTGAATATTATCAACCAAACGATTCACAATGGCATATTGATAAATTAGGACAAGTTTATAAGTTTAATACTGATATACCTGCTATGAAGGTTCCAGAACGATCTTTATTTTTATTACAAGAAATTGGTTGTAAGGTAACTCAAAATGAGTTTATTAGTATTAAAATACACGATGGTTTATATGATGAATCTAATAAGTTTTATTTTATGTCTAGTATGAAAGAAACTAAATTAAGATCCCATTTACCATTATTAATGCATCAAGCAGATCATATGGCTGCTCAAATAGAATATGAAATTTGGAATAATGCTACAGATGCAGTACCTAAAACTAATAAACCTAAAAACGCTAGTAAAGGTGATAAAACATTAAGAGCAGCTAAAAAAGTAAATACGAAAAATAACCCAAAATTAGCATCAGCAACATTAGATGTTATAGATTCATTTTTTAAAGACCAATAATGATTACACTTAGTATTATAATAGCAGTAATAATAACAGCTTCTTTTTTTATTATTAGAAATTTAATTTTAAGAAATGAACGTTTAGAAGATTTTATTTTAAAACAAAGTGAAGCAATAATAGCTATTGACCAAAGATTAAAACAAATAGATGATAAAGGTATTTTTGAATCCGATGATCAAATAGGATGGTTTTGGGGTGAAATGAAAAAAATACAAGAAGCATTAAACGAATTTACACTTAAATAATCCTTAAATGTCAAATGAAAAAATTAAAGAACCGGCTACCACCGGTTCTCTTACTCCCGAACCAGTTGTTAAGAAAAAAAGAGGTAGAAAACCATCTAAAAAACAATATTTTACTTCAGATGTAGATTTAGCTATAAAAGAATATTTATCATCATCTAACCAGGAAGAAAGAAATGAAATATATCGTACACGTATAGCATATGCATTTTATAAATTAGCCGAAAATTTAATCCACACATTTAAATTCTATTATACAGAAGTTGAATCGTTAGAGGATTTAAAACATGAAGTTTGTTGTTTTTTCTTAGAAAAATTAGATTATTTTAAACCGGAAAAGGGTTCAAAAGCGTTTAGTTATTTTTCAATTGTAGGTAAAAATTATCTTATTTTATACAATAATAACAATTATAAAAAGAAAAAAGCTAAAGTAGATCCCTTAGCAGCAGATGAAGATGCAGGAGTATTACGTCAGCTAGGAAGAGATGAACGTAAACAAGATATAAAGGAATTTATAGATTATTATACTGAATATGTTGATAAACATATGTTTACTTTATTTAAAAAAGATCACGATAGAAAAGTATGTGATGCTGTAAATATATTGTTTAAACGAAGAGAAAATTTAGAAATATTTAATAAAAAAGCATTATATATTTATATAAGAGAAATGACTGGTGTAGAAACTCCAGTAATTACTAAAGTAACAAAAATACTTAAAAAAGTTTATAAAAAATTATATAACGAGTATATAAAAACAGGTTACGTAAAAGTCTAATTTTTTCCATATTTATAATAAAATAGTATGGACCCATTAAACCAAATATTATTTGATAACATTTCTTTCTCTGATTTATTGAAAGATATTCATGGTAATCAAAAGAAAAAAGCTAAACAATTAGCCCAGCTTATATCTGAGTTAAAACCCCTAGTCCAATCTTTAGGTGATGCTACTGTTATAGTTCCCTTAATTAAAGAATATCTAGAAATTAGTGTAAAAAATGATGATGCATTAATAAAAATGGCAGCTATTGTACAACGTTTATCTACAGGTACAGCAAGTAGTGGTGATGGTGGATTATTAACAGAAGAAGAAATGGCTCAACTTCAAGATTTAACTGAAGAAATAGCTAAAACTGTTGAAGAACCTAAAAAATTAGAAAATAAAAATGGAAACCAATCTTAGATCTATAAGAGTAAAAGATATTATCTTAAATAAAAATCATTTAAGATATGAATCATTAGGTAGAGAAGATTCTATAGGTACTATATTATTTACAGATGTAAATGATAATTCACCATTACCTGAATTAGATTTAAATACACTTCCATTCGCAAAACCGTTATTTTCGTTTTTAAAACAATATCCTATTAGAGATGAAATAGTATTAATTATTTCTAGTAATGCTAATGATGAGCATTATGGTAAAAAAAATATTCCAGTATTTTATTATTTACCCCCTATAGATGTACTTAAAAATGTTAACCAAAATTCTCTACCAGCAGAAATAATAGATGGTGAAATTAGTTATGGAAAATATTTTAAACCAAATTTTAATTTAAAACCACTAAGGGCTTATGAAGGAGATACTTTAATAGAAGGTAGATTTGGGAATTCTATTAGATTTGGATCTACAGTAGGAGAAAATAATTATCCTAATAGTTGGAGTTCTAGGGGACAAAATGGAGATCCTATTACTATAATTAGAAATGGACAAAAAAATTCTAAATCGGTTTTATTAATGTCACATGAGCATGTTTTAGAAGATATAAATGAAGATGATTCAAGTATATATTTAACATCTAACCAAAAAATAAATAATTTTATACCAGCATCTTTAAATGATGAATCTTATCTTACTGATATATTTGTAGCATTAGATCAGGAAGAACCCTTAGCTAATGAAATAGTTATGGAAGATAATGTTAGTGAAGATATATCTTTAACTTCAATAAGTAATATACCAGCAGAAGAATTACAACAAAATGATGAATTAAGACAATTGAATAATCCAGATATAGCATATTATGATAATTCCCCTACTGAACCTAATAATGGTAATCAACAAAGTGGAGATGAGGCAATAGCAGTTTCTTTTGATACAGAACCTAATGAACCTAGTGGTATTAATTATGATGAAAATTTAAGTGGTTAAAATATGGGATTTACTTTAAAACATTATATAAGAAGTTACGCATACCCTACAATTAATAATAAACCGGGTATTGATGTAGGCGAAGATGCTTTACTAACAGAAAATTATATAGTTAATAATATAAAAAATCTTCACACAAATTGTATTCAACCTATAGTAGATTTAATGGGTGAAGGAAATTTAATAATAACTTCAGGTTATAGATGTAAAGAATTAAACGAAAAAATAGGAGGAGTTTCTAATTCCCATCATACATTAGGTGCAGCAGCTGACATAGTTAGTATAGGATATCCTTCAGCAACTCTTTTTAATTTAATTTATCAAAATGTAAGTTCATTTAATCAACTAATATGGGAATATCCCGAAAGAGGAAATTATTCTCAATATAGACCAAATCATTCTTGGATATCTATATCTTATTTAGAAGGAAATAATCCTAGAACTGTATCTATGGCATCTGAAAGAGATGATTTACATGAAATGTATGAAACTGAAAATACATGTAAAATAGGTAATTATACCCATGGAATATCATTTGCAGAAAATAATTTAATATAATATGGCATATATACCAAAATCACCATCAGAATACCAAGGTAATCAAGTTTTATTAAACTCAGATAGATTAGTTTTTAATGCCAAAAGTGATAGTATACTTTTATTTGCAAATGAAACTATAGGATTTAGTGCTAATGGAAGTTTTCATTTTGACACAGGTCCCGAAAAAGATACAAGTAAATTTATAGTAAATTCACCTAATATATACTTAGGTTTAGAATTTGATAATACATTACCTACTGAACCTGCTGTTTTAGGAAATGAACTTCAAGAAATATTAGAAGACATATTAGATATGATAGATGGGTTAATATTTGATATTCAATATAAAGTATCCTACGTAGTATCACCTCCAGGAGGAGTTACAGGAGTAAATCCTGCAAATGAATCTATGTTAAGAATAAGAAAAATTCAATTGCAAAGTATAAAAGATAGTTTAGAAAATATGAAAAGTGCAAATACTAAATTAGTGTAAAATGGCGTCACAAAAAGTAAGAAACATATTAAATAATCAAATAGATGCTATAATAGTAAGAGCTAAAGCTGAAGTTAAAAATGAAGGTAAAAAAAAGTTAAATGAATTAAAATCACAACTTTTAAACCCTCAAACTATAGTAAGTAGATTAAGAACAGAAATTGGTCCTGAAGGATGTAGTACAAAGGGCAATGATAAATTTATGAAAAAATGGAATCAATTAAATGATACACTTACAGGTGTTGAAGAACTTATTGATAAAGGTTTAAAAAAATTAACAGAAATAGAGGAAAAAATAGGTCCTATTATTGAAGAAGCAGGTCCTATAAAAATGATTAAAGACGTAGTAACTATAACTACTCCTATTGTCCAAATTCTTAATGCAGTAGTTAATGTAGCTCCTATTGGTTTAGCAGCTTCTAGTGGTCCCGCAGCAAGTGGTATTACTATAGATACATTAGGTAAAAAAATAGATTATGGTAAAGCTAAAGTCCAAGAATATTTAGGTTTATTTACTGCAATTCCTGTTATGATTTTAAGTTATGTAGCTCAAGCTAAACAAGTTTTTACTATTTTAAATAGAGCTAAAGCTCAATTACAATTTATAAAAAGCGAAATAGTAAAATTAAAATTATTTTTAGCTAATTTACTTATAAATTATCAAAGAGACTGTGGACAATTTTTAGTTGATCAAATAGCTAATGCGGAGCAACTAGCCTTAATTGAAGAAATGAATAACCAACAAAACCAATATCCTAAACAAATAACAGATATTAATGGAAATACCATAAATGTTTATACTCAAGATGAAGAATTTATTATAAATTTAACAATTCAAAATGCTCAAAGTGTTTTAAATTATTTACAAACTATAGGAGCATATGAAGGTATAGAACGTGTTTATAAATTAGATGAATTTTTTGGAGAAGAATACAATCTTAGTTTTAAAAAGATTAATCCTATAACTTATACTTTAGGAAATACAACCACAACTACTTCTACTAATACTAATCAATATGGTGGGCTATCCAGTCCAGGAGGCAGTTCGGGAGGTAGTTCGGGAGGCAGTTCAGGAGGTGGTTATGGAGGTTAAAAACTTTATATTTATTAACAAACATTAATTATTAACATGAAAGCAAAAACTTTTGAAAATCTAATTAGAAAAATAGTTAGAGAAGAAATCGATTATGCATTACGTAGAGAAATTAAATCCCTTAAAGAAGATTTACGTAGTGAACTTAAACCTACTATAACGGAGCATACTGAAAGATTAGTTGAAGTTCCAGATAATCAAATGTCTGAAATAGCAAAAAATTCATTAAGAGAAAAGATAATGGGTACCCAACCTATAAAACAACATTCAAAACAAAATTTTGTAGGTAATAATACTTTAAATGATCTTTTAAATGAAACAGCAGCAGGTGATATAAATACTCAATCGGCTATGACCCCAGCAAATTTATCTCAACCATTTGCAACTGGGGCCCCAATGCCTATGGATACAGCAGGTATGCCTACAGAAGTAGCAAATGCAGTTACAAGAGATTATAGTAGTTTGATGAAAGCAATAAATAAGAAAAAAGAAAAATAATAAATGCCTATAATTAAAGGAATAAAAAGAGTTAATCCCCTGGATCTTAACAAAAATGTTACGATAGGGGTAGCTTTTCCTTTAGATGAAACTAATATGTTTTCTGGAACTGAAACAATCCAAGAACAATCTAAAGCCAATCTTATAAATTTATTACTTACTGAGCCAGGTGAAAGAATAAATTTACCTAATTACGGAGTAGGAATAAAAAAATTATTATTTGAACAAAAAATTAATATAGATATATTAAAAGAAAAAATCCAAAACCAAACAGCTTTTTATATACCTAATATTACAGTATTAAATGTAGAAACAAGTTTATCTAAAGAAGAAGAAACAGTTTTTATATCAATAGCATATAAATCTAATCTGGATGGTTCTATGGATAATATACAACTAAACTTTAACTAATGGCATATTCAAAAGTATCAAATAAATCTCAAGATAAAGATGTAAAATATATAAGTAAGGATTTTAATACCTTTAAAAATCAACTTATTGAATTTTCACAAACTTATTTTCCTGAAAATTTTAATGATTTTAGTGAAGGGAATCCTGGTATGATGTTTTTAGAAATGGCGGCATATGTAGGGGATGTTTTATCTTTTTATACTGACAAACAATTAAGAGAAGCATTTTTATCATTAGCACAGGATAGAGAAAATTTATTTAATTTAGCATATACTTTAGGTTATAAACCTAAGGTAACAACGGCATCATCAGTAAATTTAGATATAACACAATTAGTACCATCTAAAGTAATTGGTGGTTCTTATGAACCAGATTTTGATTATGCTTTAAATGTACAACAAAATTCAACCTTTGATTCTACAGAGGGAAGTACTTTTTATATTACTAGAGATACAAGATTTGATTTTTCTTCTTCATTTGAACCAACTAATATAAGTATATATCAATTTGATACTTCTAATAACCCAGAATACTATTTACTTAAAAAAACAATCCCTGCTATTTCGGGACAAATAAAAACCCAAACTTTTACTATAGGTGCTCCCGAAAGATTTAAAACCTTAACTCTATTTGATACAGATATTATTTCTATTGAATCAATTACAGATTCAGATGGAAACATATATAATGAAGTTCCTTATTTAGCTCAAGATACTATATTTGAAGAAGTATCTAATAATGGGGCTAATGATCCCGATTTAAAAGGTTTTAATAACCAAACACCATTTTTATTAAAATTAAAACAAGTACCTAGAAGATTTGTTTCAAGATTTAAAGCTAATAATCAACTTGAAATTCAGTTTGGAGCAGGTTCATCTGATAAAGCCGATGAACAAATAATCCCTAACCCAGATAATATAGGATTAGGAATTAAAGAAGGTAGAAGTCAGTTAGATAAAGCTTATGACCCATCTAATTTTTTATATACAAAAGCATATGGTCAAGTTCCATCAAATACAACTTTAACAGTAAATTATTTAGTAGGAGGTGGATTATCATCTAATGTAAATAGTAATACTATTACTACAATAGGTGAATTACTTATTAATAATAAACCTAATTTAAATCAAGGAATGTTAACTTTTGTTAAAGCATCTATAACATCTACAAATGTAGAAGCAGCAAAAGGTGGAGGAGCAGGAGATACTATTGAAGAGATAAGATTAAATGCAGCCGCTAATTTTGGAGCTCAACAAAGAACAGTAACTAAAGATGATTATATTATTAGAACTTTATCAATGCCACCCCAATTTGGTAGAGTATCTAAAGCTTATATAACACAGGATGATCAGATATCACCTTTAACTAATGAACCTAATAGAATCCCTAATCCATTAGCTTTAAATTTATATACGTTAGGATATAATTCTGAAAAACAATTAACAACTTTAAATACAGCTACTAAAACAAATTTAGCAACTTATTTAGAACAATATAGAATGTTAACGGATGCTATTAATATTAAAGATGCATTTATCATTAATATAGCATTAGAATTTGAAATTACAACTTTTAGAAATTATAATAATCAAAGAGTATTACTTCAATGTATAACAGAAGTTAAAGATTATTTTAATATTGATAAATGGCAAATTAATCAACCTATAGTAATGTCCGAAATTAAAAATCTAATAGGTGCTGTTGATGGAGTCCAAACAGTAGAAAATATTGTAATAACTAATAAAAAAGGAGAATCTTTAGGTTATTCAAAACATAGTTATAGTATACAAAAAGCTACTAGAGATGAAATAATTTACCCTTCATTAGACCCTAGTATATTTGAATTAAAATACCCAGATACAGATATTAAAGGAAGAATAACAACTTATTAAAATGGCATACTACTTTTTATTTCCAGAAATAGATACAACATTATATAGTCATCCTGATAGATCAGCAATGAACGCAGGTAGTGATGAAATATTAGAAATAGTAAAAGAAATAGGATCTAATAATAATATATTATACCCCTCAAGAATTTTACTTAAATTTAAAAACGAAGAACTAAAAACCACAATTAGTGATGTAATGGGTCATGATAAATTTGCATTATCTAAAGTTAATCTTCAATTAATGGCAGCAGAGCCTAAAAATTTAGTATCAACTTTAAATTTAAATGTATTTGCTGTATCTCAATCATGGGATGAAGGTACAGGAAGATATTCAAATTTACCTACAAGTTCAAATGGCGCTAGTTGGGAATTTAGAAATAATACAACAACTGCTACAGCTTGGACTACTTCAAGTTTTGGGGCGGGTTCAACTGGTTCTATATCATCATCTCTTATAACTCAAGGAGGAGGAGTATGGTATACAGGTAGTGGATTTACTTCAACACAACAATTTTTAGTAGGAGATACATTAGATACAAATTTTGATGTAACTGATATAGTAAAAAAACACTCAGCTAGTTTATTTAATAGTAATTCTTATCCTACGGGTATAGAAAATAATGGATTTTTAATTAAAAAACCAGATGCTATAGAAGCTCAAATATCTCATAGTTTTGGTGAATTACAATATTTTTCAGTTGATACTCATACTATACATCCTCCAAAACTATGTTTTAAATGGGATGATAGTATTCATAATTCTCAATCATTAGCTAAATTAACTGGTGATTTAAATGTTTCATTATATAGAAATGGAGAAGAATATAATCAAAATGATGAAGCTATATTTAGAATCCATATAAGAGATAAATATCCAGTTAGACAATTTACTTCTTCATCTAATTTTTTAAATATAGGATATTTTACTACAGCGTCTTATTATAGTATAAGAGATGCCCATACTGAACAAGAAGTTATCCCTTTTGATACTAGTTATACAAAATTAAGTGCTGATAATGAAGGTATGTATTTTAAAATATTTATGAAAGGTTTGCAACCTGAAAGATATTATAGAATTTTATTTAAACATACTAATAACGATAGTACAAAAATATATGATGATAAATATTATTTTAAAGTTGTTAGATAATGGCCTTACGAAATATAAATTTAAATAAAGTAGTAATAAGTAATGAAACTTCAGATAAAAGTTATTTAAAAAAATTTAGTAAATTAGCTAAATCAAAAAATAAAATAACATTTGATAATTTATTACAAATGTATAATAAATTATTTTATCTTATTATAAAATTGGGTCAAAAAAATACCCATGAATATATTATAAATCAAGTTTTTGAAGCTTTACCTTTTGGTCAAAAAATTATAAGAGAAAATGAAGTAAAAATAAAAAATTTAATTGATAATATTGCATTATTAGAAGATGAATATTTAACACTTACTGCTCCACAACTTAATGAACATCCTATATATCCTGATCGAACCTATTTAACTCTAGGAGAAAATGGAGTTCAATATCAAGGTGAAAATAGAGTATGGATAATGCAAGAAGGAGTAAAAAGACTTATAAAAGGAGGAGATACAGGAGACTCAGCCTATCTTGTATCAAGAAAATTACTTAATTTACCCGAAGATAATAGTGGATGGACTTATTTAACTGAAGAAGAATTAGAAAATATTTTTACAGGACCTTCTATTAAAAAACATAGTGATTTAAATTTAACTGGATTTACCGGAATTTTAGAAGATTTAAAAGTAAAACAACCTTACTATAAATTAAAATTATATTGTCAAGGAAATGAAATAATAGATACATACGATGTATTTACAGGACCTGGTTACAATGATGATGGTGCACAAGTTTTTCTTTCTGACGGGGGTTGCCAAATTTCTTATGTACATAATCCCTATTATGATGAAGTTGAAGAATATACAAAATTTTCTGATGATCAAATTATAGCAGCATATGAAAATGGTACGCTTCAAGAACTTACTGATTCAAATGCTTATGAGATAAAAACTTTAAATTTACAAAAAGGACAGGTGGAAACATTAATATTTGCAAGAAATGCTGCAAGTGATATAGGTTCTGCAGACTCTAATTTAATAGGTTATAACGCTGTTCCTGATGAAATTTATGATATAACAAATTTTAATTATCTTAATGGTGATTTAAATATAGATCCTAATTTATATATGAATCCAGTAGGTGATAGTATAATAACTAATGAAGATATAGCTGCTAATAAAGTAGCACTTTGGGGTAAAGATAATTTATTTTCAGGTTTAGTAATAGTTAGTGGAAGAGTTATGTATAAAGAATTAGAACCCACAGACGAATCTAATAGTAGTTGGAAAATATTAAATGGATTAAGTGATGTGTATTCAATTGAACAAAAATCACCTACATTTGATGAAATTACTTCAAGAGACACTAGAAGGATATATAGTCCATCTTTAAGAGATGGAATATTAAATTCTACTTATCCTATTAGTCCATCAGTTCGAACCCAAGTAGTAGCAGACGGAGGAGTATATGGTGCTATAAACCAAAGCCAAGAATTTCAAAAAAAGTTTTTAGATAGTATTGATTCACATTACTATACAGAAATTTTAGATATTCATGGAAATGCAAATCACCAAGGAAAATTTCCTGAAAAATATGATGTACAAGGTTTAGGAAAGGGTAAATTTAGAATTTATGGCCAACCAGTATTTTATCATAGAGACATAGGATATTTTGTTATAATATGTGTAGAAGGTAAATATAAAAGAAAAAACTTTGATCAAAATTATTTTGACCAGACTAAAGTATGGTATTTTAATTTATCCGCTGCAGCGGGTGATGGTGGAACCTGGATAAGTTATACAAATGTAAGAAAGTTAAGAGAAGTAGGAAATGGTGGTTTTGGTTTTGATTTAAAAGCAAAAGGTCCTATAGGTTATTTTGCTCATGATGATGAAGGATTTATATTAAAAAGAATTACTTGGGTAACAGATGTAATTCAACCAGATTATAGAAATCAATTTCAAGATGCCGCAAATTGGAGTATAGGAAATGGTGTTGGAGGATTAGTATTTGCTGGATTAAAAGGAGCCCCAGTATATGGATGTAATACAGAAAGTTTTTATATTCCTGGTGATGATTTAGAAGATCAATATCGTTTTTATAGATGTATTAATCCAGATAATCCATTCAACCCTAAAAACGGTGGAAGCAACTTTAATGATAATTATTTAACTAGTAATTATCCTAATAATTTACAATTACATATACCATAATTTATGTCTTATCATACAAATAACTCTTCAACTAATGATTTATATACTGGTAGTATTGCGGCGACACTATTTACAGAAACGGCACCATTTACAGAAAATGAACCTTTATCTAATATTAATACTAGTGAACATTCTATTAATTTAGATTTAAATAAAAATGTTTATGGAATTTGTAGTGCAAGAGATGAGTTAGATGAAGAATTTATAGAATTTGCTCCTAAAAATGAAAATATAAAAGAATTTTTTGATTTATTTAATACATTATTTTATGAATTAGTAGGTAATGCCCCTGAGTTACTTAGAAAGTTTTTTAGTAGAAGTGATAAACATGTATTTCCTCAATTAGGTTTTCAACATGCTACAAAAAAAGAAATTATGGCATTACAAACTCAAGCTAGAGATACCCAAAGAAAAATAGATAATATAGAAAAAAAACACCCATATTATCAAAATAGAGCAATATTAACTTCTGATTCATATGCATCTAGTATACTTATTAATCCAGCAATAGCGGCAAATAAATTATATGTTATGCAATCTGCTAAAAAAAGACTAATAACAAACAGAATAATATTTAATAAACTAAAACAAGATAGCATAAAGCAAACTCTTAATCCAACAAAAACAATATCAGATCAAGAAGTTGTAGTTTATATAAATAATGTTGCATTAAATTCAATACCCGACGGACCACCTATTTTTACATTAAATGATCTTTATGTACCTATTTCTGAAGTTAATAGTTATAATCAGATTAATAGACCTGCTCCTGGCGATTCACTAGATCGTATTAATAGAGCCAATGATCAAAGGGATATTGCAGGTAGAGGATATTAAAAATAATATAAAATGATTAAAAATTATATACAAAGAGATCAATATGCTGGAGGTGGAGGTGGTGGAGCTGAAAATCCAAATCCAGACTTAAATCTAACAACAGAACTTACTTCAGGACCTACTTCTATAGATTCTACTTCTTCTCAAATAGATGATACTCTTGTTTTACCTATATCTTCAAAAAATATAGATAAAACCTTTGGAAGAAAAGGTGATTATATAGAATTACACATATATAATTTAAATAATCAAGTAATATTTTCAGAAGATAATTTTCAAGATTTTACACTAACAGGTTTTAGCGAAGAAAATAGTACGGTAGGTAAAAGTATTTTAGTTGATCCCGAAAAAATATTAACTAGTAGAGGTTTTAATTCTGGGCAATTTACTGTAAAATTAAATATATTAAAAAATAAAATATTTAATGACTCAACTCTTCCATTTAATATTACCGAAATATCAGATAGCAGAAGAGAAATAAGATCAACAACTCCTCTTATAACTAATAACATATTAGACCCAGCAGTTAGTAACTTTATATCGGAAATAGAATCTTCTGTTTATTTTAAAGAATTTTCTATCAATTTAGGAAATGATATTTTAATCCCTTGTATTAATATATTATTAAATAAAACCCCTTCTGTACACGAAATATTATTAAAAACATTAAATCCATTATCTCCTTCTGTAGATGAACAGCTATCATTTAAAATAGTAGAAGAGATAGTAGATCCTATAATACTTTCAGTAGATTTAGGTGATCCCGTGTTAGAAGATGATAGTATTGATTTATTAGGTCCTAATTTTAGTATTGATATTAAACAAAATCAATCAATTCCATCCAGTTTTAAAACATATGATCAACTATTAGCATATAATATAACTTCATCCTATCAACATTTATTAAGTAAATTAGATAATGATGGTGTAGAAATAGATATAAATTATGATTATATACAACCTTTATCTTCTAGTATAGAAGAATCATATCATTTTGAAAATTTTACACATTTTAGTAGTGCTGAAGAGCGTTTAAAAAACTTTGAGTATAAATTAAAACTTATAGAAAATTATGATGCTCAAATAAAAGAAGTAGAAGCAGTAGGAGGTTCTACTGCTAATTCATTAACTATTTTAAATGCTAAAAATAATATTAATACTAAAAAAGAAAATCTTATAAGAGGATTTGATGGATATGAACAATTTTTATATTTTACATCAGGAAGTGAATATACTTGGCCTAAACAAACAACAACT